TCAAAATAGATATAGTATTCGAAGTCCAGAAGATTGTGCGAAATACATGATGGAAGAAATGCGTTTTTTACAACAAGAGCATTTTGTTTGTGTAAATGTAACATAAACACTAATAAAATTCTATATCTAATACTTCTGTTACTCCATCTTTTTTATCAATTTTGATACTCTCTATAAACATGCTCATAAATTGTTTCTTTTCGTCAGGAGATAGATGAGACCAATTCTTTTTGATATTATTCACTTTTTCTTTTATCACAGCTACATCTATCTCTTGATGGTTATTCACCTCTAAAGTTTGTAACTTTTCTTTGGCAGAATTCAATAGTATTTTTGTTTCATTCATCCGTTCTGTAAATTCATCGTCTGTCATTAAGTCGTTTGACCAAGCCTTTTGGTATTTTTCTCTTTGTTTTTCCACTTTTTTTATTTGTTTTTTTAGTATTTCTAATTCGTTATTTTCATTATTTATTTTAGGTACTTGTTCAAACTGTAAATTTGAAATGTAATTCATTAATGCAGTTTCTAACTTTCTTTCACTAGTAGCAAAAGGTTTAGGTGTAAGTTTATTCAGTGCACACGACTGGCATCGATATTGATTACACTCCACATGTTGCTCATCTTTTTTTCTGTAATATCTGGATCGTTCACTACTTAAACGATTCCCACAATTAGGACATATTAATTTCATTTGGTATATAAAAATTGAATGTGTTTGTCTCTTTTTAATGTTTTGTCTGCTAGATAATATCTTTTGTAATTGTATAAACCACTCCTTAGTAAGGATTCCTTCATGTGCACCTTCAATTATTTCGTTAGACCACTTTATAGCTCCGTACAGGGCGTTATTAGAAAGAATATCTAATATGGTACGTATATGCCATTTGTAGCCCCTTATAGGCTTAACGTAGCTGTCTAGATGGATGGCGAGTTGTCTGATGGAGTAACCTTCTTCAATTTTTCTTACCATATCTAAAACCACTTTACTTTCAATCTCATTTATTACAAGTTTGTTATGTTTATTTTTATCGAATCCAAAAGGAGCTTTTGCTGAATATTCTCCTTGTCTAGCTTTTTCTAATTGACCCATTCTTACACGTTCACCTAAATTTTCTCGTTCCCATTGAGCAAGTGCAGCAACAATTGTAATGAACATTCTTCCCATTGCTGTAGAAGTATCATAAACCTCTGTTGCAGATTTAAAAGCACAGTTATATTTATCAAATGCATCAAGTAACTTGTACAGATCCATAACAGAACGAGTTAAACGATCTAAACGATAAACGAGAACAGTAGTGATTAAGCCTTGCTGAATATGATTTAATAAAATACTTAATTGTGGTCGATTCGTATCCTTTGCTGATACACCTTCATCCACATAAAACTTAAAATTATCCCAGTCTTGTGCTACACAATATGCTTTTAATTTTTCGCGTTGAGCTGAGATAGAAAAACCATCTCGTGCTTGTTCCTCTGTACTTACTCTTATATAAATCCCAACAGTCACTATTATCTCTCCTTTTAAAAAAATAGGACAGCTGTACGGGCTGTCCATTAAATTCCTAGCGCTAAGGATTTAATCACCTTTTGTATTAGTCTAATGAAACTAAGTACATTACTACTTTACCGTGTATTTTTATATTAGCGGCATCTTCGTAAGATACTGTGTAATCAAAGAAACAATTATCATAAGAGTCTGGTCGGAATATTAACCGTTTATTTTCCTTGTCATTAAAGAAACGCTTTACACAATAATCACACCCATTACTAAAAACAACCATGTCATTATCATAAAGTTCTTCTAATGTCACTTCTTTTACGGCAATTAAAGAAGAGTGAGGTATGACTTTATTCATTGAATCACCATTAACACGAGTCATAAAAATATCTTCTCTACCTGCCCATTTCCCCATTAATGAATCAGGAATACGTATAGTTTCCAAATCCATTTCTGTCATTCCGTCAACTTGTATAGGTAAACCAGCTGAAATTGAAGTTGGGAAATAAGTGTAATCAGATTCATTTACTAAAGAAATAATTTGATTATTAGCTTTATACACCTCATTTGTAGGCGGAAACAAATCATTAATGGATATATCTAATGCTTGTGCAATTGCGAAGAGCACATCTTGCTCAGGTTCATTTGTACCATTTTCATAAGATGAAATTGTATTATGTTTTTTTCCTATTTGTAAACCCAATTCTTTTTGTGTCATTTTCTTTAGTTTCCTAAAGTTTTTAATTTGTTGACCAACATATTTAGAAACATCTTGTTTCATGAAGTTTCACCTTCTTTCTTACTTTATTATATCATATTTCATGAAGTTTTAAACTAAAAATTTCATATAACAAGAAAATAAATAATAAATTTCATAAAATATGAAAATAATTGTTGAATTATGTCAGAACTTCATGTAATATGAAGTTATTGAAAGTGAGGTGGATTATTTTGCAAGAAAAACTAGTATCATTGCGTATGTATAACAGGTTAACGCAGCAAGATATGGCTGATTTAATAGGAACTGATAAAAGAACATATGTTAATAAAGAGCATGGAGTTACCCAATTTAAAGCCAATGAAATGTTCTTGATCGCTCAAAAACTTGGAAAAGGTATTGAAGAAATTTTTTTACCAACTAACTTCATGAAACATGAAGTTTCGGAGATGGATGGTGCTGTTAATGGAACGAACTGTATTGGATAATCCACCAAGTGAAGAAACAAAGTTAAGAATGGTGGAATTCTTCATGAAAACATCTATCCCTCGTATTTTAGAAGAAGAACGTAAAGAAAAATTATATAAGGAAGGTGACCAATCATGAACGGAGTATTATCCGCAAGTAAATTAATGAAAGCATCAGATGTTGTAAAAAGATGTGCAGAAATGAGAAATAGTCCAGCGTTATTACTCATTACTGAATTAGAAGCAAAGTGTCAATTAAGGGAAATGAACCGTAAGGTTTCAAATCGAAGGGAGGTGAGTTAATTGTTCAAAGGTTATTGCTTTATTGAGAAAGACGGAGAATTTTGTCCAGCGGTTAACCTTGCAAATGCACAAGAAACTTGGAATTACGTAAATTTACAAAAGTGTATTTTCCCTGAAGTTCGAATTTGCGATGAAGATGATTTTACTGTAATTCATGCACTCGATGGAAAGATTGTATTTCCGCAAGAGTGGGTTGAAATGGAAAAGAAAATGAATGAGGTGAATTAATTGAAGGAAGTAACGGTTATTTTTAAGTCAGGAGCAACAGTAAGCTTTACAGCTAAGGAATTTGCAACATTTAAAAATGGGTTTGGTTCTTTAACAAAAATCGAATATGCAGGTGCTAATGAGAAAATTCCATTCCACATTGGTTTAAGTAATATCGATGCAATATTTGTGGAAGACATCACTGAAAAGGAATCGGTTAAGGAACCGGATCATCCAATTGAAGATTTTTATGGTAATGAAATTATGAAAGATGAAACTTACTTTGTGTTTGATTGCGATGTTGTACTTGAACAGAATTTAAAGCAATATTTGACAGAAGAATACGAAGTTGAATGCTATCAAGTTCAATAATTAAAGAAAGGGTGGTAAAAGAAAATGACACCTGAAGAGTTGTTTGAATAGAAACAACATTTAGTGATAGCGGCAATTAAACAAAGGTTTGGAAGTATGTTAAGAGCCAAGCAAATTGCAGAAATGAACAACATGGAGTTGGACGATTTAATTCAAGTTGGTCGTATGCACTTATGGGCTTGTTGTGTGAAATATGATCCAGGGAGAGCGGAAACCTTTAATGCATATGTTATGAAAGGTATGAAAGGTATGAAATGGGCAATGAGTGATGAACTGCATATGAGAGGAACGCCTTTTAAAGTAAGTAGAAAAGTGAGTCATGAGGAGAAAAATCAAATCAATATTCATTCAATTGATTTGCATCGAGATGAAGAAACAGTAAATGAATTTTATGCAGTTTCTCCTATCAATGTGGAAGAAGAAGCACTGTTATCAGTTGAATTTGAAGAAGTAACAAGCGTGCTAGAAGAAAAGGAAAAATTAATCATTCTGCACGTGGGTGAGGGATATACGACAAGAGAAATTGCAAGGAAATTTGAGATGGGGAAATCCACAGTGAATAAAAAGAAAAATGAAGCATTTCTCAAAATCAATCCTAAGTATACACCGTTAAATTTAAGAACATTTTTCTTAGGAAAGCGAACATTGAAGAGAAACCGCCAGTTGGGGCTGACGGTCTAATAAAAACACATGTTGAGGTCATTATAGCATGAATTGACTTTGTGTAAAGGAGTGAAAGGCATGATAGTAAATAAACCGCAATTTGATACGGAAAACATTCAAAGTGGAACTGCATATTGGTTGAGTAAATACAACTACAGCAGACGTACAGAAATTAGTACACCTTGCATTGTTAAATTTGTAAAGCCGTTAAGTATTGTAGTTGGCTTTTACAATGAAAAAAATAAGGCCTTTGAAGAATTAACGATTGATATAAAAAGTATTGTTGATAAGACATTTGAACTTACTCCAATGATGATTAAGGAGGACAAACATGAAGAACGGTAAAAAGCCAAACAAACGTGAAAAGATTCATATTCAATCACATGATTTAAATTCAGAGGATTGGTTGATTTATAAGAAAGTAAATGGAGAAATGCATTTGGTTCATCGAACTACTGGTGCGACTCGTAAAATTCCAAACTTATAGATTAGGAGGTTACATATTAATGAGTATTAAAGAAGTTGCTAAAGCTGTACAAGCTATTCGTGAAGCACGAAATGAACATGGCATTATCAGTGTTCGTGGAAAAGAGGTTCATCTCAGTAATGAAGTATTGGAATCATTGTTGGATGAATCAAAGGTTAAACCATTAATACTAAAACGTGAATCAAAGGATTATCCTTATGAAGTTTCGTTTATTAGTGACCATGTGATTTATTTCTCTCTTTATACTTTAGAAAAATTAAAAACTAAACTTGGAGGTAATATCGATGAATGCATTACAACAAAATGAATTATTAGAAGTAGACCAATTGCAAGATGCAGAGCAACAGTTTGAAATTACGGATATTAATAGTTTGAACTGGGCATTCCGTAAAATTTCAGCACTTAAAGCGCAAGAAAAAGAAGTTACAACACTAGCAAATGTTGAACGTGATCGCATTACACAATGGGAGCAAAGTGAATTGAAACCCATCCACAATGATATTTCATTCTTTGAAACTCATATCCGACGTTATCATATGGAACAGCTTGAAATGGATCCAAAACAGAAAACAATTAGTACGCCTTATGGTAAATCAAAAACTCGTAAGAGTAGTGAAGCGCCGGAGCAAAAAGATAAAGCCCAGGTACTTCAATATGCCATTGAAAACGAGCTTGATGATTGCTTAAAAACAGAAGTCAAATGGGCTGATTTTAAGAAGAAATTAAAGATTGTAGAAATCGGTGAAGAAAAAGTCGTTGTGGATGAAAATGGACAAATTGTTCCAGGGATTACGGTTAAACCTGAATCTATCTCTTATAGTGTGGAGGTATAAATATGTTGCAAGTAACCGATGCACAACGTGAAAAACTGAAAGCTTGTATAGCATTATTCGGTGCAAGTGGCGGAGGTAAAACATTAACTTCTTTAATCCTGGCATATGGAATGATGAAAGAAGCTTATCCTGATTTACCAGAAGAAGTATTGTGGAAGAAGATTGGTGTTATTGATACGGAGCACAAACGCTCACTTCTTTATGCGAACAATACAATTAAAGGTTACAAGATTGGTAGCTTTAAATATGTAGAACTTGATGCACCATATTCTACAGTGCGATACCAACAAGCGATTGAATTATTAAAGAAAAGTGGTTGTGAGGTTGTTATTGCAGATAGTCTTTCACATGCTTGGGAAGGTATCGGAGGTATCTTGGACCAGCAGCAAGATTTAGGTGGGCGTTTTCAAGATTGGAAAACAATGAAGCCGGTTATTAAAGAGTTCATTAAATCACTTACAGAAAATGATGTTCATATTATCGCTACGTTACGTACTAAACAAGAATATCAAGCTGAGCGTGATGATAATGATAAGCTTCAAATTCGTAAGTTAGGATTAAAACCAATTCAGAAAGATGATTTGGAGTACGAATTCATGATTGTTCTACGTATGGAGCAAAATCATACAGCTACCCCAACTAAAGATAATTCTAATTTAATAAATGAAAATGGTGAATTAATTAAGCCAGAGCATGGTGCAATCATTTATAAATGGTTAGAACTTGGTGTGGATGTAAGAGCGGAGCAAGAGAATGAAAGAAATGCTCTTATTGCAAAAATTATAGAAATTGTTGAATCCAGTGATGAAGCAGCGAAGATGCTAGATGAAATTGAGTTTAAAACAAAACAAAAACTTCAAGATTTCAATCTTAAATATTTAAATGCTGCTTTAGATAGATTACAAGTTTTTAACAACAAGGAGGAAAAATAATGTTTACAGTAGATCATGAACAAGCTAAAGGATTTGAACAAGTTAAGCCAGGAGAATATGAGGTAATAGTTGTTAATTATGAATTAAAAAACGCTGAATCTGGAAACAACATGATTGTTGTGGATTATGAAATTCGTAGTGATGTAGACCAGGCATTCCAAGGACAGAAGCTCTTATTTGATAATTTTGTTGTAACTAAAAAATCAATGTGGAGATTACAAGCGATTTCTAAAGCGGCAGCTTTTCCAACAGGAATGAAGTTTGCTTCTTATAAAGAATGGGCAGATACACTTTTAAATAAACATCTTCGTGTAGTAGTAGGTGAGCGTGAATATAACGGTAAAAAATATCCACAAGTAAATGGATTTAAAGAATCAGAAGCATCGGCTCCAAGTACTGGATTTACAGTTTCGGATGAGGATGTTCCGTTCTAAAAGTTAATTAACAAGATTCAAATAGGAGGGAGCTACTAACGGCTCCCTTTTCCAAAGGGAGAAAATCAAATGAGATATAAATTTAATCAAATACCGGCAGAGCTTAAAAATACTCCTCATTGGATCTTATGGCGGTCAGAAGTAAGAAATGGTAAGAAAACAAAAGTTCCTTATCAAATCAATGGGGAAATGGCTCAATCGAATAATAAACGGAGCTGGTCAACGTTCCCAACGATCATAAAATTCTTTGAACAAGGAGATTATGACGGAATTGGATTCATGTTTTCAAAGGATGATCCATTCATTGGAATAGATATTGACCATTGTATTCAGGAAGGTGCTCTTACAAGTTTAGCTGAGGATGTTATTGAAATCGTAAATAGTTACACGGAATATTCACCAAGTGGTGATGGTATCCACATTATTGCAAAAGGTAAGCTACCATTAAAAGGACCAGGTACAGGACGGAAAAATGTTGATATCGGATTAGAAGTGTACAGACATGGACGCTATTTTACTTTCACCGGTGATTGCTTGGATCAAGTTCCTGTGGAAGATAGAACAGAAGAATTAAAAGTTTTATTTGAGAAGTATTTGAAAGAAAAGCCAAAGCCAGAAAAGAAACAAAGCACTACTTCATTCGAACGAGAAGATATTACTAGTTTATCGAATGCAGAATTATGGGAGCGAATGTTTGATAGTAAAAGCGGTGCAGCCATTAAAGATTTATTCCAGGGTATGTTGATTAACGGAGATCATTCTTCAACTGATATGGCTTTATGCAACCATTTAGCATTTTGGACGGATAAAGATGCTGCAAAGATGGATTCGATGTTTAGAGAGTCTTCCTTACTTCGTGAGAAGTGGGATAAACCACATTCAAGTGATGGCCGCACATATGGCCAAATGACAATTGATACAGCAATTCTTTCAACTCCTTCCACAATAGCTGATTATGAACCGCCCGAAGAGAAAAAATATGAAGTTTATATATCCGATAACTCAATTGAAGATACTGAGGAAATTATTGATGAAGCACCAAAGTTTCATTTAACTGAGCTAGGAAATGCAGAACGTATTGCATATTATCATGGCGAGAATGTTCGTTATTGTAATGAATTGGAATGGCTTATATGGAACGGTAAACATTGGCATGAGGATAGTAAGAGACAGATTGAAGCTATCACGGCTAAAACACTTAGGGCCATATATGGAGAAGCGAAGGCTACAGAAGATAAATATCAATCAAAGTTATTACATGATTGGGCAAAGAAATGTGAAAGACGGTCAATTAGAATAAATAGCATATTGGATGTGAGACCTATGGTATCAGTGAAAAAGAAAGAATTAGATTCTCATAACTTTTTATTTAACTGTGATAACGGAGTTATCGATTTAAAAACAGGTGAATTATTACCGCATGACCGTGACTTGTTATTAACAAAGATTTCTCCAATCAAGTATGACAGAAATGCTGAGTGTCCAAACTGGAAAGCTTTCTTGGAGAGTATTTTTAAAACACCTGCAGGTGAAGCGGATTATGAATTAATAAATTACCTGCAGAAAGCAATTGGTTATTCATTAACCGGTGTAACCAAAGAGCAAGTAATGTTTTTCTTATTCGGTAATGGCCGTAATGGTAAATCTACTTTTATTAATATCATCCAGGATCTACTCGGTGATTATGGAAGACAGACAAACAGTGACACGTTCTTGAAAAAGAGAAATGATTCAGGAATCAATAACGATGTGGCCAGATTAGATGGAGCGCGTTTTGTATCGGCCGTTGAGAGTGAAGAGGGGCAACAATTATCTGAAGCTCTGGTTAAACAAATCACCGGTGGAGAAAAGATGTCAGCTCGTTTCTTACGCCAGGAATATTTCGAGTTTACACCTGAATTTAAAGTATTCTTCACTACCAACCATAAGCCGATTGTAAAAGGTTCGGATGAAGGTATATGGAGAAGGATTATGCTTATTCCATTTACCGTAACAATCCCAAAAGACAAGATTGATTATGATCTACCTGATAAATTAGCAAAAGAGATGCCTGGAGTTTTACGGTGGGCTGTTGAAGGTTGCATGAAGTGGCAGACCGAAGGATTGCGTGCTCCTGAAGCCGTGAAGGCAGCGACAGCCGAATATCGTGAAGACATGGATATATTAGGACCATTTATTGATGAAAATTGTACGGTTCATTCTACGGCGCAAATTGAAGCGAAATCACTTTATGAAAGTTATACCAAGTGGTGCTATCAAAATAATGAAATGGATTTAAAGAATCGTGCCTTTTATCGTCAATTAGAGATTCGTGGATTTAAGAAAGAAAAGGGTACAGGTAATAAAACATTTATTACTGGAATTACATTAAATCAATTTGCGGGAGCAAATCTATTCTCAACTGGAGATAAAGAAGAAAAACACAATGTAACTGCAATCAATAGGAAAAAAGTTTAGATAATAGTTACTAAAGTTACTGAACTGCTTTTTTCGATAACTCTTATAAACGTTGATATAACAATGTTTATAGATGAATAGTTATTGAAGTTACTGAGTTTCCTATATCGGCTCTTAAGAAAATAAATAAATAAAAAAATATATATAATATATAGCCTTTAATAGAAAAATGGATAACTTTAGTAACTTTGATAACTCAATATGCTTTAAACCATTGATATGACTGGTTTTTGGTGAGTTATCGAAAATTTTCATTCAATAACTTCAGTAACTCCTTTTAAGGGGATTGTGATATGGAACATCTTGAAAAAGTGAATCAACCGCAAAATCTAGATGAATTTATTCAACAAAGATGTATTGTTGCTATCGATAAAAAAATTGAAGCCCAATTATTTTATAAAGCTTGTATGAAAGCATTTGGTTTAACTAAAGTTTCGTTCATTGGTACAAGAACTTTTTATAAAAACCTAAAAAATATGGGTCTTGTATTAAAGAAATCAAATAATAATAAACTTTATATTTTTGGACTAACTTTGAAATAGGTGATTGAATGCATCCAAAACAAATATGTGCTGATGTTCAATCGATGGGAGCGAAGCTCGTTTTTGATGGAAGTGATTTATATATTGAGAATCCTGAAAAGGTTGCTCCTGAAATTGAATCGGTTATTAAAGAATACAAGCTACGGATTATTAAATATTTACAAGGTAATTATTCAGACCAAGATCATGCAGTAAAACAAACGATAGATAAAATTATTAATTTTTTTATCGGTGTTGAGCAAGACATGAATCCAAAAATAAATGATTGGTTTAATCATGATGAAGTTGCAGCAAGGTTAGTTATGGAATTAACTTTAAACTTCTCACTTAACGGTTGGTTATATGTAAAAGAATCTGTGGCTAACTATGAAAATAAATTAACGGACGAGCTTTCATTGAATTTATATAATCGTGCGATGGCTTATTTTAAGAAAGGGGCATGAAAATGAGAGAGATAAAATTCCGTGCTTGGGATGGAACGGATTGGGTTTATAGCGAATGTATATCAAAAGATGGCATCAATTGGTGGATATTAAATAATGAAGATGATAATTGGTTGGTGTGTTTAGATCCACAGCAATATACAGGATTAAAAGACAAAAACGGTAAGGAGATCTATGAAGGGGATATTGTTCATATGTATAGCGTTACGCCAGGATGCGACATTGACGAAATAGGAATAGTTAAGTTTATAGAATGTGCCTTTCTGTTTGAAAAGACAGACGGAAGTAACGGATGGTCGATATTTAACGAAGCAACAGAGATTGAAGTCATCGGAAATATTTACGAAAATCCAGAGTTATTGGAGCGATAAATATGAGTGCTATACATTATCGATACTCAGAAAAAGAGTTAAAGGAAATCCTGGATACATTAGAAATCATGGTGGATACAAGGGAACAGAAAAACCAACATGTACTTGATTATTTCCGTAAAAAGGATGTTAAATTCAGACTTAGAAAAATTGATACAGCCGATTATTCAGCGGTAATTCCTAAAAATCCTGAAATGGGCATTACACGAGATGTTTATTTAAGTGCTGGGGTAGAACGTAAAAATGGCGTAGATGAATTGGTTCAATCAATTAAAGATCGTACGAGATTTGAAAATGAATTGATTCGTGCTGCTAAACATCCATTTGTTCTTCTTGTGGAAGATTTAAAAGGCTATCAAAAAATATTAAAAGGTGAGTATATAAGTCAATACAAACCAGAAGCGTTACTTGGTAGTTTAAAAACATTTGAAGTACGATATGGATTTTCAACGGTATTTATTGAGCCAACTACAACCGGTAATTACATATATCATCATTTCTTATATATGGCTCGTGAGTATTTGAAGAAGGGCGTTATCTGATGAAACCTAAAACAATTAAAGGAGAAATAAACCATGACTAAAATTCAATTGAACGTATTATTTAAGAAAATGCAAAAAGATGATAAAAAGGAAGTTTTGATGTTCCACGTATTAAGTGATGAATTACCACATGCTGATGAGTTATTGAAGATGCCAGGTACTATTGTTCATCTAACTGTGGAAAAAAGCGATGTTGAAGCAATTGGTGCTGAATTTGTTTCTATTCAACGTGATAGCAAGAAGACCGTTCTTAAATTCAATGTAAAAGGCGATACGAAAGATAAAATTAATAAACTTTATCCATTCGCGGGTGAAAATGTTTCTATTACTCTAGAACCTTCGCAAATGTCGATTGATGAGTTTTACGAAGAACAACATGAAGGTGTCGAGTATAACGTTAATCCTGATGGAACAAATGATGTTGCTCCGGGGCAATTGAAGATTGTTGATGAAGAAACGATTGCTGAATAAAAATGTGTCCTGGGCTTCGGCTCAGGATATTAATACAATTAGAATTTTATTAAAAAATGGAGGGGTATAAAGATGGAAAAGTATCAAGTAGAAGTGGAAGTAACGAAAACGTATAAAGCTCTTGTTGAAGTTGAAATACCAGAAGATGCAAACAGTGATGATTTCCAAAGGTTGGTTGAGAAAAAAGTGGAGTCAATGGATCAAGAGAAATTAGATTATCAAGATACTAGTCATTCTGTTTTAAAAATTAATGATATGGAATAAAAGCAATGTTTGAATCTAATCGACATGTTCCGATATGAAAATGACCGTCAGAATCATAGTGATTTGAAGTTTTATTTCTTTCTGAATACAAATAGATGTACAAGTTTTAAAGCGTCTCAGAAAGGAAAATAAACGTGTTTTAAGAGATTTGTTGTTTTTTATAGAAAGTAGGTGAATCATCATTTGTTTGACTGGCTGAAAGACTATCAGAAATTAGAAGAAAGAATTGCATACTTAGATTACAACTTAGATAAAACAAAAGCTGAATTAAAACGCTGGGTCAGTGGTGATTTGCGAGAGATACGTTTAACTGTTGAATCGGAAGGTGCAAAAGTAGAAGAACGTATTGAAGCAATTGAATATGAGTTAGCAAATGAAATGAATGCCATGTATGACCTTATGGAATTGATTAGTAAGTTTAAAGGGCTAGATAATCAAATACTTGTAAAGAAATACATATATGGTATGACATTAGAACAAATTGCATGTGATTTGAATTATAGTCCAAATTACATTAAACGTAAGCATGCCGAAGTAAGAAAGATAATCAAGTTTGTGGATGATCTGTAAGGTTACTTTTAGGGAAGGTACTTTTAGGGAAACGAAACTATTGAAAATATGAATTATAGTAATAACATAAGAAATTGACGAAAGGGTAACTGGTGCACGGTTGCTCTTTTTAATTAGACAAACCATATCCATATAATAATGATAACAGCAAAGATAATGATTAGTATTTGTGAGAATTTCATAACATGCTCCTTTTAAACAATATTGTTTGCAAAGGATTGAAGAGGCATTCCTTATGGAGTGTTTTTTTATTATGTAAAAATTATATAGGTGGTGTAGAGATGACTTTAACGTTGCATAATGGAGATTTGAATAAGTTAGCAAGAGATACTTCACAGGACAGTATCATTTTAAAAGTTGGTGAACAAGAAATGGTATCTCTGAAAAGCAATGGAGATATCTATGTTAAAGGTAAGCTTGTTGAAAACGATAAAGAGGTTGTAGATGGCATGAGAGAGTTCTTGAGGTTATCTAGGTAAAGATAAGCGCAAACGTGTTGCATTTAAAAAGGAGGGTGTTAAGTAAATGAGTCCAGATGAGATATATGTAAAGCAAATGGATGCGTGGATTAAAGAACAAGAGGCTAGAAGAGAACAGATTGTAGTAACAATTAAAACTAGCTCTGAGATTGTGGAACAAAACAAGATACAGTTGCAATGGTTAGATAAAGGCTTGGGGCTTGCTAAAGAAGAGTTTGAGACTTGGAAGAAAGCAAATAATTATATAGGTGGTGTATGACAATGCTTTGGTTATTAGCTTATCTAATAGTAGGTATGGTTTATGCATCGTTAGATATTTATTCAGCCATAAGGGAAGCAATTAAAAAGGATAAGGAGCATGGATATATAATTCTAATGTCATCTTTATTTTTGGTTTTTCTTTTAGCAATATTCTGGCCTGCTTTATTAACAATGAAGATTGCTACATGGATTAATCATTATAAGGAGAGTGAACTTAAATGATTCAAAAGGAAACAAAGTGTAATGGTGTATATGTGGTAATTAAATATAAAGTATTTGGATTACTTATCTATAAGTCAACTATTCAGAGGAGTTTATACAAAGTTAAATAAGGATGGTGTCGATTAAATGATTACTGAAATTAGAAAAACAATATCTGGTACAGAGTATTGGGATAATGAACAGAAGAAAAGCTTATTTGTTCCAACTGGTGAAGAACCAGGATTCGAAGTAGTTGTTAATCCTGAGAGTATGATCGCTGATAAAGGATTTGCAACAGGAGGGTATTTGACTAAAGATAAGTTGGCAATTGGTGAATCAGGTACAGAGCTTATCTTGAGTAACAAGACAATAAAAGAGTTACGTGAGTATGCTGATGAGCTAGGCATTGAGATTCCAGCTGATGTTAAAAAGAAAGAAGACATCATTGATTTACTATCATGAAATACTGTGACTTCAATGGCTGCCATAACAAGATAAGCAAGGGACGTTACTGTGAAGAACATAAGCGTAACAAACCAAGGAAGAAGAAAGATAAGAAGAACATCTATCATCATGATAACAAACCATTTTATCGTACTGATGCATGGAAGTTTGTCAGGTCAAAGGTATACGAAAGAGAGAATGGATGCTGTCAACGATGTGGACAGTTCGTCTTTGGCAGGCGTGCTCATGTTCATCATGTAATACCAATTAAAGAAGATCCAACTCTTAAATTAGAAGAGAATAACTTAAGATTACTTTGTCCAGTTTGTCATACAATCGAAGAAAATGAAGATAAACCAAAAAAAGTTTTTCCGAGTTATTTCGGAAGCCCCCCTATCAAAAATTAAAAATTCCTCTCTGGGGAGGATAGGTAGCGTAGGGGGCATTTCTATCGTTAGACAACATTTTTAAAAAATAAAGGGGGGTGTGAAATGTCTACGAAAAAAGAGCGTCAAAAAATAGTTGCCGATAAAATAGAAGCTGAGAAAAATCGGATATTAAAAATCATGCGTGATGCAGATATTTACACCCTTACTTTAGATCCATTAATTGAATCCTATTTAGATATTTTCGAAGTTTATATGACGATGTTTATCGAATGGAAAGAGAAAGGATTTCCACCTACTCAACGTCACACCAATAAAGCAGGAGCTACAAATAATTCAAAGCATCCGTTGGCGCAGCAAGTAGAAACTTGGGCTGATAAAAAAACAAAAGCATTAGATTTATTGGGGCTTACTAATAAGGCTAAACCAGGTAAATATGTCACTGGTGGTTCTACTGTTGGGAAAAATGAAGAGGTGGAAAAGCCTAAAGCAAAGGTTAGTGAATTAGACAAACATCGTGCAAAATGGCGTGGTGCAAAATGATTGAACGTGGCGTTAATTATGCAGATATTTATGCAAAACAAGTAAGAAAGAACCCTAAAAAATATCCCGATACTATCAAAGCAATGGTAGATCGTTATTATAAATGGAAAAAGCGTAAGGATATTTGGTTCGATGTGGACCGAGCAAATGAAATGATGGATTGGGTTGAAACATTTGTCCGCCATACGAAAGGGGATTTAGCAGGACAACCTTTTATCCTGGAAGATTGGGAGAAATTCGCTTACTCCTGGATCTATGGATGGGTACATGAAAATGAAAAAGGACAAATTGTCCGAGTTACTCGTGAAGCTTATATTCAGGTTCCTAAGAAGAATGGTAAAACTTTAATTGGTGTTGGTGCTCTTGGTTATGCGATGTACGGTGAAGGAGTACTTAGTGCTGATTGTTATTGTTGTGCGAGTGATTTTAATCAGGCACAATATGCAGCAAAGCCATTTGCAGCAACAATTATGAACCATGATGTATTAATGGAGTGCTCACATATTTATAAAGGTCCAAAAGGTACTATTTCGAGTGTGACATATGATTATATTCGCGATGATTTAGCTTATCAGAACCAATTCATTGTAATGAGTAAAAATATTCAATCCATTGAGGGTTCCAATCCACACTTTATTCTAAACGATGAGCTTCATGCACAAGAAAACATGGATCAATACGACAACTTTAAATCAGCACAGGTTTCTCGTGCTGAGCCGATTATGTTTAATATATCAACGGCTGGTAAAGGTTCTTCATCTGTTGGTATGCGAGTATATCGTGAAGCGAAAGAAGTATTGAAAAAAGAGGATAATGATTCCAGTTTCGTTATGATATATGAGCCTAACAAGAATTATGATTGGACAGACCGTAAGGTTTGGGCAATGGTTAATCCGAATATCGGTGTATCTGTAACAATGAGTGCACTTGAAACAGAATTCATCTCAGCATCACGTTCAGCGCATAAAAAAGCCGAATTTCTTTCTAAACATTTAAATGTATTCGTAAATGGGGCTGAAAACTTCTTTGAACAAGGACAAGTTGAACACGTTCTTGTGGAAGACCTGGGCGATTTAACAGGAGAAACATGTTATCTTGGATTGGATTTATCAAAAACAACTGATTTAACATGTGTGAACTTGAGTTTCCCTAACGCTGGATATACCGAAGATGGAAAGTCTATTATGAAAGTGAAACAAATGTATTTTATACCTAATGAAGATATTGAACGTCGCGAAAAGGAAGATAACGTTCCCTATACTTATATGGCTGAACGTGGCTTTGTCACATTTTGTGATGGAAAGATGATAAACCAGGATCAGGTTATGAATTACATTGTGGAATGTATGAATTTATATGATGTGCAGCAACTAAATTATGACCCAGCTATGTCTCAAAAGTTAATTGAGAAGTGTGAAAACCTTGGATTAGAGTGTATACGAGTAGATCAGTATCCAAACGTTATGAACGCAATGATGGATGATTCAGAAATACTTATTTATGAAAAACGTATCATGACCGATAACCCTTTGTTTGTGTATTGTGCTCTTAACGTTGTGGTTGTAACAAATATCAATGGAATGAAAGCACCAAGTAAGCGACAGTCCAAAAAGAAGATTGATGGATTTGTTGCTTTTTTATGTGCTCATAAAGAAACTATGATGGTGATGGATAGCATAACAGAAGAGGGAATGGATGAATTGATTGGTGATATTTATCGATAAAGAGTGAATAGGAAATGGATTATGGAAAGGCATTCGATATTGTGAAACAAGGTGAGAAAGGAATGCGTCTTCCGCATTGGCAACCTGATGTCGTTGTTCGTGCTCAGTTACCAGATGAAAACAGTAAAATGACGCATCCGTATTTATATGTAAGCAGTCATTTTGGAAATGTACCGTGGATTGAAACGGTAGTAGAAAAATTCTCTGATAAGTGGGAGGTAGTTGAGTAATGAAATTGAAAGAACGATTTATTGAGGAAGTAAAAACGGTAGGTACACCACAAATTATTTCTGTTGCAGTAAAGCTTCCAAGTGGCGCAATTGAAGTAATTACTAATACGCAAGAAACTGTAACTAAAGCTGACTATTATATCAATACTTACGATGAAGAGTTTAAATTGAAACATAACAATGCGATTCAAATCTTAGGTTATATGATAGTTTAGTGAATGCTTGTTAGTTTTTCTTGAAATGAGGTGAGAAATTGGGTTTAAGGGATAGGTTTTCAAATTATTTATTTAAAAAGGCTGAAAAGCGTGGTTATCTGGATGACGTTTTAGGAAAAAGCATTCGTTACGGCGGTGTATATGTTACAGATTCAAACATTTTACAATCTAGCGATGTTTACGAGTTGTTGCAAGACATCAGTAATCAAATGGTATTGGCTGATATCGTTGTGGAAGATGAATTTGGTAATGAAACCAAAGATGATATTGCACTTCGTATTTTAAAGAATCCGAATGATTATCTAACACAATCTGAATTCATTAAATTAATGACAAATACCTATTTACTCGAGGGAGAAACGTTCCCTGTATTAAACGGCGATCAAATACATCTAGCTTCAAATGTTTTTACAGAGTTAGATGATAATTTAGTAGAACATTTCAATATTGGTGGTCATGAAATCCCTCCATTTATGATTAGGCATGTGAAAAATATTGGTGCAGATCATTTAAGAGGAAAAGGTATTCTTGACTTGGGAAGAGATACACTCGAGGGTGTTATGTCAGCCGAGAAAACTTTAACTGACAAATATAAAAAGGGTGGGTTATTAGCATTCTTGCTAAACTTGGACGCTCACATCAATCCGCAGAATGGTGCGCAGTCAAAGTTAATCAATGCAATTTTAGATCAATTGGAATCAATTGATGAAGCAAGGTCTGTAAAAATGATTCCTCTTGGAAAAGGCTATTCAATTGACACGCTTAAAAGCCCGCTAGACGATGAAAAGACTCTAGCCTATCTAAATGTATACAAAAAGGATTTGGGTAAGTTTTTAGGCATAAATGTGGACACATACACAGAGTTAATCAAAGAAGATATTGAGAAAGCGATGATGTATATCCACAATAAAGCAGTTAGACCAATCATGAAAAATTTCGAAGACCATTTGAGTCTTCTTTTTTATGGCCAAAATTCGGGGAAACGAATTAAATTCAAGATTAATATTCTTGATTTTGTTACTTATAGCAACAAGACAAATATCGGTTATAACCTTGTGCGTACAGCTATTACTTCACCTGATAATGTCGCCGATATGCTTGGATTCCCTATGCAAGGTACAAAGGAATCACAAGCTATATACATTTCAAATGATTTAACTGAAATCGGAAAGAAAGAGGTAGCAGACGGTTCATTGGGAGGAGGTGAAGAGATTGAAAATTGAAGTCCGAGGGAATCAAGTCATACTTGATGGTTATGTAAATGTTGTGGACAGAGAAAGTCGCATGTTGCCTTCGCCCAGGGGATATTTCAAGGAAAGGATTGTTCCAAAAGCGTTCGAGAAAGCATTGAGTAAAGCAAAGAATGTGGACTTGCTTTTTAATCACAACAAAAATAGAAAGCTTGGTTCTATTGAAAATGGAAATCTGGAATTGTATGAAGACAATATTGGATTAAGAGCCATCGCTACAGTTACAGATGAACAAGTAATTGAGAAAGCGCGAAATAAAGAATTGCGTGGTTGGTCATTTGGCTTTGTTTCTGAAAAGGACTCCTGGGAAGAGGGTGAAGCTGGTGTTCAAAAACGATCTATTGAAGAATTAGAACTCTTAGAAGTTTCTATTTTGGATATGACACCGGCATATGTTGCCACTTCCATTGAAACCAGGGGTGAAAATACAGCCATGATTGAAATGAGAAGTGAAGAAGCAGCCGTAAAAACAGTTGTGGAAGATGATACAGAAGAAAGAAGTAATCTTATTAAACAAATAAAAAAAGTCTTGGAGGAAAATTAACATGAATTTAAAAGAAATCTTAAACGCATCTTTAACAAGAACGAAATCTCGATTAGCGGAATTACAAGGAAAAGTAGAAAAAAATGAAGTTCGTTCAGAAGAATTAGCAGCAATTAAAGCTGAAGTAGAAGAATTAACAAAGGAAGTAAAAACTATCACTGATGAGTTAGCAAAATTAGAAGCGGAAGAAAAAGGAGAAGATCCAGACAAAAAGAAAGATGAAGATCCAGATAAAAAAGAAGACCCAGCAGCAAAAGAAAACCCGAATGAAAAAACGGAGCTGTCAGAAGAACAACGTTCCGCTATTTCAGCATCTATCGCAGCAGCTCTTTCTACTAAAGGTCATCGTGCAAAAAAAGAAACGGAAATTCGTTCTGTATTCGCTAACTACATTGTAGGTAATATTGATGAAAAGGAAGCTCGTGCATTGGGGTTAGTTACTGGTAACGGTTCTGTTACGATTCCAGATTTCTTAAGTAAGGAAATTATTACTTATGCACAAGAAGAAAACTTCTTACGCCGCCTAGGAACAGGAGTAAAAACAAAAGAAAATATTAAGTATCCTGTTTTAGTTAAAAAGGCAGAAGCGCAAGGTCATAAAAATGAGCGAACAAATAATGAAATGCCAGAAACAGATATCGAGTTCGATGAAATCGAACTATCACCAACAGAATTTGATGCGCTTGCTACAGTAACGAAAAAGCTATTGGCACGTACTGGTTTACCAATTGAGCAAATCGTAATGGACGAGCTGAAAAAAGCTTATGTTCGTAAAGAAACGCAATATATGGTGAATGGTGATGAAGCGAATAACATCAATGATGGTGCATTAGCAAAGAAAGCTGTTGAATTTAAAACTGATGAAAAGAATCTTTATGATGCATTAGTGAAAATGAAAAATACACCTGTTAAAGAAGTACGTAAAAAAGCACGATGGGTGTTAAATACAGCAGCACTAACAAAAATTGAAACAATGAAAACAGATGATGGTTTCCCATTACTTCGTCCATTTAATCAAGCAGAAGGTGGAATTGGTTATACGTTATTAGGCTTCCCTGTTGAGGAAGAAGATGCAATTGATATTCCAGATACACCAGATACACCAGTATTCTATTTCGGTGATTTCTCTAAGTTCTATATTCAAGATGTCATTGGATCGTTAGAGGTACAAAAATTAGTTGAGTTATTCTCACGTACAAACCGTGTAGGTTTCCGTATTTGGAATTTACTAGATGCGCAACTAATTCATTCACCATTTGAAGTTCCAGTTTA